GGTGCTGGTTATTCTTTATGGCTAATGACATTTCATAAAGATAAAAATATTCTTTGTATAGCTACAAAACAAGAAACAGCTAAAAATATGGTTACAAAGGTTAAATTTATGTATGAAAATTTACCTTCCTGGCTAAAAATAAACGCAGCCGAAAATAATAAATTAAATCTCCGACTTGATAATGGTTCACAAATTAAAGCAACTTCTGCAAGTAGTGATGCTGGTAGATCAGAAGCAGTATCTTTACTATTAATTGATGAGGCAGCTTTCATTGATAATATTGGAGAAATTTGGGCCTCAGCTCAACAAACACTAGCAACGGGTGGTGGTTGTATAGCATTAAGTACACCTTATGGTACAGGTAATTGGTTTCACCAAACTTGGACTAGAGCAGAAGCTGCAGAAAATGATTTTTTACCTATTAAATTACCTTGGTATGTCCATCCTGAAAGAGATGAAAATTGGAGAAAAAAACAAGATGAATTATTAGGTGATCCTAGAATGGCAGCCCAAGAATGTGATTGTGATTTTAGTACTTCTGGTGATATAGTTTTTTATGCTGAATACATGGAATACTATGAAAAAACTTATATTAAGGATCCTTTAGAAAGAAGGGGAGTAGATCAAAATTTATGGGTTTGGGAAACTCCTGATTATACAAGAACTTATATGGTAGTTGCAGATGTTTCTAGAGGTGATGGAAAAGATTATTCTGCTTTTCATGTTATTGATATTGAAAGTAATGTTCAAGTTGCAGAATATAAAGGACAAATTAATACTAAAGACTATGGGCATTTACTAGTTGGTATAGCTACTGAATATAATGAAGCTATGTTAATTATAGAAAATGCTAATGTAGGATGGGCAACTATTCAAGTTGCATTAGATAGGAATTATCAAAATTTATATTATTCACCTAAAAGTGATCAACCTAATGTTAATTCTTATTTTGATAAATACCAGGATCATTCAAAAATGGTACCTGGTTTTACTATGTCTTCTAGAACTAGACCTATGGTAATAGGTAAATTTCAAGAATATATTAGTGATAGAGGAGTAACCATTCAATCCAAAAGATTAATAGAAGAAATGAAAACATTTATTTGGAGAAATGGAAGACCGGAAGCACAATCAGGTTATAATGATGATTTGGTAATGGCTTTTGGTATTGCTATGTATATTAGGGACACAGCATTAAAATTTAGACAAAGAGGTATAGACATAACAAAACAAGCTTTAAATAATATGAGTGTTAATAGAACTTCATATCAAGGAGGCTATGGGTTTTCAAAAGGTGTTGATAATCCTTACCATATTAAAACAGATAAGGGTAAAGAGGACATTGGATGGCTCTTAAGGTAATATTTATAACAATAATTATATATTAAATGGCAGATACAAGCGTATTTTCAAGATTAAGAAGATTATTTTCAACTGATGTTGTTATTAGAAACGTTGGTGGTAATCAAATTAAAACAATAGATACTGACCATATACAAAGTAGTGGTAAGTATGAAACAAATGCATTAGTAGATAGATTCAATAGAATTTATACTACACAACCTTCATCATTATATGGTGCTCAATTTAACTTAAATTATCAATATTTAAGAACTACACTATATTCAGAATATGATGTAATGGATCAGGATGCAATCATAGCATCAGCACTAGATATTTTATCTGATGAATCTACACTTAAAAATGATATGGGTGAAGTACTTCAAATTAGAAGTTCTAATGAAGATATTCAAAAAATATTATACAATTTATTTTATGATGTATTAAATGTAGAATTTAATCTTTGGATGTGGATTAGACAAATGTGTAAATATGGTGATTTTTTCTTAAAACTAGAAATTGCTGAAAAGTTTGGTGTTTATAATGTTATACCTTATACTGCATACCATATTGAAAGAATAGAAGGACAAAATCCTGATAATCCATCTGAAATATTATATAGATGGAATCCAGAAGGCTTTGCTGGTAGTTCTTATGGTTATTATAGTGTACCAAACCAAGTTGATAATGATAATACAGGTATTACTTATGAAAATTATGAAATGGCTCATTTTAGAATGGTATCTGATGTTAATTATCTTCCATATGGTAGAGCTTATATTGAACCCGCAAGAAAATTATTTAAACAATATACATTAATGGAGGATGCAATGTTAATTCATAGAATAGCACGTGCACCAGAAAAAAGAATATTTTATGTTAATGTTGGAGCTATTCCACCTAATGAAGTAGAAGCATTTATGCAAAAAACTATTTCAAGTATGAAACGTACTCCATATATGGATGAAAAAACAGGTGAATATAATTTAAGATATAACATGCAAAACATGTTAGAAGATTTCTATATTCCAGTTAGAGGTAATGATAGTGCAACTAAAATAGATACTACACCTGGTTTATCATATGATGGAATTCAAGATGTAGAATATTTAAGAGATAAATTATTTGCCGCGCTTAAAATACCTAAAGCGTTTTTAGGTTATGATGAAAATGTTGAAGGTAAAGCAACATTAGCTGCTGAAGATATTAGATTTGCTCGTACAATTGATAGAATCCAGAGAATAGTATTATCTGAATTAAACAAGATAGCACTAGTTCATTTATATACCCAAGGTTATACAGCGGAAAATATGACTAATTTTGAATTATCAATGACTACACCATCGATAATTTATGACCAAGAAAGAATTGAATTACTTAAATCAAAAGCTGAATTAGCTGGTACTTTATTAGAACAAGGTTTAGTACCATCTGATTGGATTTATCATAATATTTATCACTTTAGTGAAGACCAATATGATGAATACAGAGATTTAGCTAGAGAAGACGCTAAACGTCAATTTAGATTAGATCAAATAAAAGCTGAAGGTAATGATCCTGTACAAACAGGTAAATCATATGGTACTCCTCATGATTTAGCTTCATTATACGGAAAAGGAAGAATGTATTCTGAACCAGGTAATGTACCTGATGGCTACAAAGATGATGACCCTAAAGCAGGTCGTCCAGTTGATAGTATTACTAATAGAGGTAAACAAGATAATAATTTTGGTAAAGACCCATTAGGAGTTAAAAGAATGAAAGATACTGATAAAAATGAAGGCAGTAGACCACTTTCAGAATTTGAAAGTCCTAAAGTGACTTTCTTAAAAAATAAGGACATTTTTAAATCCCTAAATAAGAAAAAGTTAATCTTTGAAGAAGATAAAGACGATTCTAAACTATTAGATGAATCTCAGTTAAAGAGTAACTAATTTGTACATATTTATAAATAAATATATTTTTAATGAAAATAAAACATTCTAAGTATAAAAACACTGGTATTTTATTTGAATTACTAGTTAGGCAAATAACGGCTGATACTTTAAAAGGTGATGATTCTCCGGCAATCGATTTACTAAAAAAATACTTTGTAAAAACAGGATTGGGTAGAGAATACAAGTTATATGAATCAATCTTAAAATCTAAAGTTATATCTGAAGGTAAAGCTAATTCATTAATTTCAACAATTCTTGAAAATTCAAAGAAATTTAATAGAACTTCTTTAAAAAGACAAAAATATAGTCTAATTAATGAAATTAAAAAACATTATAATTTAGAAGCCTTTTTTGGGTCTAAAATAAAAAATTATAAAGAAATAGCTTCAGTTTATACTTTAATAGAAAGTTATAATACTAAAGAAGTTACTGATATTAATCAAATTAATAATAATAAAGTAACTTTATTAGAATTTCTTACTAAACAACCTATATCTAAACCAAAAGATCAATTAATTGAAGAATTTTCAGGTTATGATAAGGATTTAAGACAAATTACTTATAGAGTATTATTAGAAAAATTTAATGACAAGTATGATAATTTAAGTAAAGAACAAAAAGAAATACTTAAAGAATTTATTTATTCAATTGATTCTACACCAGCTTTAAGAGAATTTTATAATAAAAAAGTAAATTTATTAAAAGAAATTTTAGCTGAACAATCTAAAAATATAAAAGATAAAGCTACTCAAATAAAAATTAATGAAGTAGCAAAATTATTAACTGAATTAGATAAAACAGATAAAATTGATAATGATAATTTAGTTGATTTGTTACAATATTATGAACTAGTAAAAGAAATTCAAGTAGCAAATGTCAAAGTACAAGTTTAAACTTTCCGAAATGTCTAAAGAAGCATCTGCTGAGGATGCTGAAAAAGAACTAGGTATACCTAAAAGAAAATTTGAAGTAGGTCAAGTTACTTATAGTGATGATGGTACATCCTCCTCTAAAATTACCAATATAGACCCAGTAACTGGGGCAGTAAGTTGG